CGTTAAAGGATCCCCCCGTCACCTGGCAGCTAACAAGCTTTACCATGACGAGGTCTGGCACACGTACACGTACGCGCACCGCTGCTTCGGTTAAACCCAACACTGGTTCCGAAGCTCAAACGTGTCGCGGCTGCTTTCGCAGCGCTTGCGACACAAGAGAGACTATTTCCAATGGCTTGAAGCTCATTCGGATTCGCTACAGGATTCCTGTATGCGAACTGCCGGATCTACAAGCTGAGGATCTTAACAAGTATCTCTCTTATCTTCTCCTTCAGGGAAAAGAGAGGGCAAGCGTTGCTTTCCCCCGTCGACAACGTCGACGGAGGGATAGTGACGGCCTCTTTTCTCTGATTCGATTGCTGAAGCACGAGCGGTGGGAACTAGCCCATTCCATCGCGTCAATCAAACGTAACCTGCCTGCAGGTTGCCGTCAGCATTCATTATCCGCGCGTCCTGCTTGGGAGCAGAACGCGTTCTCTATACCCCCCTCCTCTTCTCCCGAGTACCTTCGATTCGTTCGTCGTGAGGTTTCTCGTATCTTCCCTTTTGGATGGGACCGGAATTATGACGATTTTGTCTGGCGTCATGTACCGAATCCGACCGCAAGAATGACGGCGAAACGAGCCGATATCTTTTATTGTGGTAAAGGGAAAGATTTTCGTAGACAGTGCTTAACAGGCCGATCTATTCCGATCGATCAGCCTATTAGAGCCCGGTATAAGGAAGTGTTGAGTGCTGGTAAGTGCAGGCCTCTCGTCATTTATGACGAGACCACCGAAGTACTAGCTCCTCTTCACAAAGCCATTGATGCTCATCTGATGCAGCAACCTTGGCGCCTTGTTGGACCACCTACGGAGAAGAGAATGTCATCTGTCCATGTTTACCCTTGCCAGACCTCGGTAGATCTGGTAAGCGCCTCAGACAACCTGTCACTGGAAGTGACAGAGGCGATACTTGGCTCTTTACTTCGAAAGAGTCGCATTCCAGGACCGTTACGCGTACGCGCGTTTCAGTCACTCCGTCCACTTGTTGATTGTGACGGAGAGGAGAAGGAAGTATCGCATGGACAGATGATGGGGAGCTACCTCTCTTTCCCCCTCCTTTGCCTTCACTCTTATCTGGCAGCTCTTTGGGCGCTGCGCGGAGAAGAAGGCAATGTCCTTGTTAACGGCGATGATACAACCGTGTCATCTAACCGTTATCTCGAAGTCTCAGATTACCCTAGCGGGTACAAGTTGAACGATCTGAAGACTATTCGATCAGAAACGGC